TGCCGGCACCGGTACTTTGGTTTCCCATTATATAAATGGCTCATGACATGCCCACAGTTTCCACATATCACTTTCCCGGACAATATGTGGCGTTCATGCACCCTTTTCTGTCCCCACGAACCTCTGCCGGATCTGGCATTCTGTTCTATTCTCTTACCTGCCATTTCAAAGTCCTCTCTGCTGATGATTGCCGGGTGTGCATTCTCCACAATCTGTATCGCCTCTTTTGGGGCTTTCTTAGACCGACCGGCAACTACTTCATTTTTATATTTTCCATAGACCAAATCCCCCACATACATCCGGTTATGTAAAATACTGCTCACAGCGGAAGTATCCCAGAGCGGCTTATCATTTACCTGCCGGATTGCAAAATTGATTCCCTGCTCCCTTGCATAATCTGACCTTGCCGGAATACCGTCTTCATTCAGATCCTTTGCTATCTGGAACATACTCACGCCATCCAGATACTCCCTAAAAATCCTCCGCACGATCTCCGCTGCCTCCCCGTCTATCTCCAGCTTATTCTTATCCTCTTTGCTCTTTTTATATCCGTATGGAGCATAACAGGCAATGAACTTTCCTTTTGCTTTCCTTGCTTTCAGAGAACTTCGTATCTTTTCCGATAGATCCTCGCTGTAAAAATCGTAAAGCAGTTCCTTAAATGCCACATCTATCTCACCGATACCGCCCACATAATCATTGCTGTCATAGTGGTCATTTATGGCAATGAACCTCACACCCATAAATGGAAAAATCTGTTCAAGGTACTTGCCCGACACCAGATAATCCCTACTAAATCTACTTATGTCTTTGACAATAATCGTAGTGATTTCCCTCTTTTTAACGCCTTCAAGCATTTCCTGCAGCCCAGGACGGTTGACCACCTTTCCGCTGATCCCATCATCCACGAACTCCACCACTTGCTTGTTTATCAAGTCTTTCTGTCCTCTGATATACCGTTTTAACATTGCCCTCTGGTTCGTGATACTGTTGCTTTCATCCTGTATCCTGTCATCTTCTTTGGATAATCTCATATAAAGTGCTATTTTATCCATCTCCATCACTCCAATCTCTGTTATCATTCTCAATATCTACTGCTCGTCTGAAAAATTCGCATTCAGCCAATCTTCCAAAAACAATCTGTAATAGCCTAACTTTCCGGCTTGTCCTCTTTATCCGCACTACTCTGAAAAGCACCGTCAAAGGTATAAGTGATCTCCATATTCTTGTCGGGGTACACATCGATCCTTTTCACAAGTGCCGTAATAATATCCCTGTCAATCTCCGACTCGTCCATTTCTTTCAATCTCAAGAGCGACCGCAGCCATCTCTGCTTTTCCTTGAACAGCTTTTCCCTTGCGTCCATCTTCTCCTGCACAGTATCAATCTGCACTTTCAACTTTGCGATCTTATCTGCTAAGAGTTTCTGCTTTCCAAGAAGTTCCTCCCTGCTGATAGTTCCGGTCACATACTGCTCATAATACCGGCTGCCCTCATACTCCTGTATCGTGATTTTCTTCTCAATGTCAGCAATCTTCTTTACGGAATCTTCCTGCGACTTGTAGAACAGTTTCTTTGTTTCCCTCAAAAGCCGTTTCCCATCCGGTATGGAAATAAGCACTTCTTCTGCCAGACAATGATACAGGATTTCATCCATCTTCTTTTCGCTGATACCTACATAACAGCCTTTTCGTCCGGGTATGCCATATTGTGTAGGGCAGTTGAAAAAATACTGTCTGTAAAGTCTGCCAGCTTTTTCAAAAAGTTTGCTGCATTGCTGTAGCCGCTTTCCGCAGACACCACAGTATAAAATATCCCTGTACTTATAATCCTTGACCGGCACATCCTTTCCACGCTCCGAAGAAAACGGACTCTCTGATACTTTCTTCTCCATCTTTGCCCTAATCCGTTCAAACAGCTCCTTGCTGATGATCGGCTCATGTGCGTTTTCTTCAATGATCCATTCCTCTTTATCCGTGAAATGCTGTTTTTCATTATCACAGAGCCTTTTTCTCCGCTTTCCCTGCACCAGATTCCCAATGTACGCCTGGTTTTTAAGGATATTTGAGATAGAACCGATATGCCAGTTCTTCCGTTCCTCTCCCTCTGCCACAAGCAGATGTCCGGTCTTTAGGTACTGTCCGGGGATGGCATAGCCCTCTTTTCCCAGAGTGTCAGCAATCTTTCTCAGGCTCATGCCCCCGTCTGCCATCGCAAATATCTTCCGCACGACCTCCGCTGCACATTCATCCACCACATAATGCCTTAACGGATCATCTTCATCCACTTTGTATCCATAAGGGGCATTACTTCCGGTAAATTTCCCCCGCTCCATTTCATTCTTTCTCAGCGTGACGATCCTCTTTGAAACATCCCTTGCATACATATCATTGACGAGATTTTTAAGGGCGATTTCCAAAGCCTTGTTCTCGTTCATCGTATCGTCCGTGTCAAAATGGTCATTGATAGATATAAGCCTCACACCAAGAAACGGGAAGATGCTCTCAATATAGTTCCCGGTTTCCAGATAATCCCTGCCGAGCCTGCTCAGATCCTTTATCAGTATCAGATTGATCCTGCCATCTCTCACATCTTCCATCATCCTCTGGAACTCCGGCCTGTCAAAATTCGTGCCGGAATAACCCTTGTCCACATACTCCTGACAGATTCCGAACTCCGGGTGCTGTCCGGCATAATCACGCATAATCTGTAACTGGCTCTCGATCGAGCCATCCGCCTTGTCACTTCCGTTCATATCTACAGAAAACCTTGCATACAGAGCCGTATGGTATGTTTTCTGGACTTCCTGTGCTGCCGGAACAAACTCTGTCCTCACCGCATTAAATCTTCCTGCTGTTCTTGCCATCAGCACACCTCCCTTTCCAAGACTTCCGTATCTGCCACCCTGTCTAATACCGCACTGGAATCTTTCATCGCATTTTCTGTCCCGGTTCTGTCTAAGACTGTTTTCGCCATATCTGCCACCGTCCCGATCTCTTTTCCGTACTTGAAAACAATCTCGATACGGTCATCCTCATAGATCAGAATCCGGTCAATGAATGTCACAAGGGTAAGCCTGTCAATCTCCGAAAAAATACCGCTTTGAACCTCTGTACTCTCTGAATTGTACTTCTCATACGAACCACCAACAGCTTTTTGACTTTCAGACAGTTTCAGCAATCTTTCCTTAAATCCCGCCATCTTCTCCCCGACTGCCACGCCATCCGCATACAGTTTCCGGATCAGTTTCTCCTGCTCACTGATTGCAGATAAAATCTCCTGCTCTTTCCTGCCATAGATTTCTCGGTACTGTGCGAACTGTTCTTCTGTCAGAAGCCCCTCTTGCAAATCTTGATACAGAGAGGATTTCAATGCCGAACACTTCGTAAGCTCCTGCCTCAACCGCACGATCTCCGCATCCTGTTCCATTGCGTTTTCAAAACCGTCCTCCATCTGCCCGATCTTCTCCAAAATGCTCTGTGTGTCGCAGAGAAGATGAATATAGCGGTTCAATTCACCTGCCACGATTTCATCTAGCATTTCCTCCCGGATACTGTGCCTGCTGCAATCCCCATTCCGGTTATAGCCGGAACAGATATAATTGATGATTTCTTTCTCTTTGTATTTTGACTTTCTCCGCACCATGCTCATACCGCAATCCCCACAGAACAATAATCCGGCATATTTATAGGCACACTTTTCCTCAACGATGCTTTCTAAGCTACACTGACCGGAACCATATCCACCCCGACCGGAGCCATCCTCTCCGCTTTCAGCTATGCCACTCTTTCCCCTGCCGTTCCTCTCACTTATCCGGCTCCCGTCCTTTGTCTTATCTCCCTTTGGGAACGCACCTTTTCCTACAGCCCTCATATCCCTCTGTAAGAGTATCTGCACCGCCTCATAGTCCTGTCTGCTTATGATCGGTTCGTGTGTATTCTCCACCCTGATCCACTCTGCCTCCGGCACCTGTATCTCCCTCTTGACCTTGTAGCTGACTTTCGCCCGCTTGCCCTGCTCCAGCACCCCGGTATAGACCGCATTCTCCAGAATCCGCTTGACCGTTACTGCTGACCATCGGGAATGTGCCGCCTGTTTGAAACTTGTGGCATACCGTTCTCCCCTGTCCCTCTTATATTCTGACGGACACAGGACACCCCTCCGGTTCAAGCCTTCCGCTATCGCATTCGCACTCATGCCGGACAGCTTTTCAGCGTAGATTTCCCTCACAATGTCCGCTGCATATCCATCCACCACAAGCCGATTCCTGTTTTCTTTGCTCTTTGCATATCCGTAAGGGGCAAATGCACCGATAAATTCCCCATTCATCCGCTTGATCTGCTGGCTGGAGCGCACCTTGTTTGAGATGTCCCGGCTGAAATTGTCGTTCACAAGAGCCTTTACCGGCATGACGATATTCGTTTCCGATCCGTCAGCGGTCAGTGTATCGTAATTATCGTTGATCGCAATATACCGTATCCCCTTTTCCTTGAATGTCTGCCGGATATATGTGCCTGTCTCGATCCGCTCACGACCAAGCCTTGAAAGGTCTTTGGTGCAGATGCAGTCAATCTTTCCCGCCTCCGCATCTGCCATCATCTGCCGGAACTGTTCCCTCTCGTAATTCAAACCGGTATAGCCGTCATCAATATAAGTCCCCACAAGCTCCAGGTCATCATGCCTGTCGATATAGCTCTGAATGATCATCCTCTGGTTCGTGATACTGTTGCTCTCTGATTTTATATTCCCGTCCACATCCCCGTCACCCTTAGATAAACGGAGATACATAGCCGTTTTGTATATCCTTTGCTCCATAAATGCCTCCTGTCTGTCCGTTACTCCAACGAACCACGCTAAACTGTTGCAGATACCGACTTCCAAAAATTCCAGCAAATCCGCCCTATCTTCTGTATTTCAGATTTCCACCAAAGCAGAATTATCTTTCTATCTGTCGTTTCCCCAACTGCCAGAATCTCATGCCCCATACCTCAGAGAACCCACCCGGTCTATGTAGCACTCCAGTAAATCCGTCAGATTCTCCGTTCCGGCAAAGGTGGAAGTCACCCGGTATCTGCCATACTTCACTTCCTTTTGCTCATTTTGTCCGATACAC